TACTCTTCATACACATATTATTGTGAAGAAGTCGGAGATAGTAGATCTCCATTCTCTTCGTAGAGAGCTGACCTTCCACAGCAGGTACGACGATGCAATTGAGATTCCAACGTACATTGAGAACGAGAAATACATTGGAATCCCACGGCACCATCTACGGCTGAGTAGGCAACTCGCTACGAAGATTATTGATAAGAGGGAGCTAGGTAGTCCGATATCATTTCAATTTAAGCTAAAACTATGGGACTATCAAACTTCCCTTATCAGTAAATTTGAAGAAAGACTGAAATTCAAGCACACCGGCTTCTTTTTTCAGGCACCTGCTGGAAGTGGTAAGACCATTGTAGGTATTAAGTTCATTCAAATAATAGGCAAAACTACTCTCGTTGTGGTTCCTAAGAGTGACCTTGTAAAGCAATGGATCGAACGTATCTTATCTGCAACTGATATAATAGAAGATGAAATTGCTATAGTTGAAAATGGAAAAGCATCTAAAAATTGGAATGAATCCAAGATAACTATAGCTCTAGTTCATACATTAGGACTCAATAGACTTCCGGAGGGATTTAAGGATTATTTTGGGTTGGTTCTTTTTGATGAGGCAGATGCTAGTGTACCTCCTACCACCTTTGCACCAGTTGCTGGGATGTTCCCTGCGAAGTATCGTATAGGAGTAACGGCTACTAGGTATAGGGCAGATGGACTACACAAGGTTTTCGAACAACACTTAGGACAGTGCTTCTTATCAATGGAGGCCGATAATACTATGAAGCCACGAGCCCTCATTGTTCAATACTCTGAGGGTTCAGGTTATCTAAATCCAGAGTTGGAGTTCAAATTCAGACGGGGCAAGCTTTTAACACTTTTAAGTAAAGATAAAAAAAGAACAAGGATGGTTGTTGATCAGGTAGCCAAGTGTTATAAAGATGGGAGAGACACACTTGTACTATCTGACCGGAAAGAACAATTATTGAAAATCCATGCTATGCTAGTGGAGCACTACGATGTACCAGAAGAAACCATTGGGTTTTTTATGCGAACGCTTGATGGTAAGCAGTTTAAAAAAGATTACACTACACACGTTTTGACCAAATGTAAAATTATACTGGGAACTTATCCAATGGGTTCTCGTGGTACGGATATTCCAAGGTTGGATGCACTAGTACTTGCAACTCCACATTCTAGTATGGCTCAGATTTCTGGACGTATAGAACGGTTTCTTGAAGGTAAAAAAACTCCTATCATTATTGATATTTGCGATACCGCCTATCCAGACTTAATAAAGAGCGCAACATCGAGACGGAAACACTACCTTGGGCGTAACATGGAGGTAATTAGTTGTGAAAATAACTGAGAAAGAAGGGCTAGTCGTTGTAACAAGAACAATGTTAGGCGAGCAGACAGAATTAAAAAGAGAGAAGATAAAAATCAGACCCTTTGTAACCGATACTGCAACTGTAGGAGTTAACTATAAGTCCACAATAAATTTAGGGAACTATGAGAATGTGGGGTTGTCTGTATTCATTTCAGTTCCGTGTTATAAGGAAGAAATTGTTAATGTTTTCAGGCAGGTTGAAAAACTAGGAACAGACTTAATGTTGGAGCAGGTAAGTCAGGTGAAACCAAATGCTTGATGATTTGATTCAAGAAGTGAATAAAAACTACGGACAACATACCTGTGTTACCGGAGCTGAAGTAAGGACACACATTCAACGGCTACCAACTGGTATCTTTGAGGTTGACTGGGCCGCATGTGGTGGGTTGCCTTTTAATCAAATTGCCTGCTTTAAAGGCCCGGAGGCTGGAGGCAAAACCTCGGCAGCAATGAATGCCATGGCAACCGTTTCAAAGTTATGTTGGAGGTGCCTGAATGTAACCTGCACTTGTTCAACTCCTCCAGTTAAGATGCGAGCTTTATGGGCAGATGTAGAGGGTACCTTTGATAAAGAATGGGCTACCGACATTGGTGTGGGAGACGAGAATTATATCCTAGTTACTGCAGAAGATCTGGAACAATATGAAGACATAGTTGTCTCTGCTATTAAGAGTGAGGATTGTGGGTTAGTGGTAGTGGATTCTGTAGCTGCCCTGATGCCCGCTAAAATAGTAAGTGGCTCTGCTTACAATAGCTTTATGGGAGTTGACCCAAGAGCAATTTCTGGGTTTGTTAAACGTATAAGTAACACATTAATAAAAGAAAGCAGTAATGATCACCAGATAGTTTGTATCCTAACAAACCAACTTAGGTATAAATTAGGGGAATTATGGGGTAATCCAGAGACGATGAGCGGAGGGCAGGCTTTAAAACACTTCTCTTCTATGTGGATTAGATTTAGCAAGAAGACTTTAACAGAAGCCGAGAAGAAAATGAGAGACGAGAATAGAAGGATGGCAATGGTCCAACGTCATTCCTTTGTGGTAGAGAAACATAAGGTCACTATTTTAGGTGGGGGTGGAGAATTTGTTCGGTGTAAGGAACCCATCAAGAATGACGCTGGAGAAGTAGAGTTTAAAAGAGGAGAGTTACTGGAATACAAATCTGTTCTGAATAGGGCGAAGGACTACGGTGTTATACGTAAAGAAGGAACCAAATGGAGAATGGGAGACGTGTCAGGGACACAGAAAGACATTATAGATTTGTGGAAAGTGAATTACCCTCTTTATTTTGCAGCACAACGAGAGGTTATTGAACAAGCCAAGAAACAGATTTTAGGATTATAATGCCGACTTATAGTTGTTCGGTGTGTGGAACAATAATAAATATCCATTGGAAAGAATGGAAATTACTCGATCCAAGCGCCGATTTATTTTGTTCCCGCTCTTGTCTTTTAGAGGGAATACAAAGTAACTCAATTAAGAGTTGGTGTGGTTATCCTACGGAGGATAGACAAGGCACCCTCTGGTCAAAGGCACTTAGATGTTTTTTCTATTCTAAGTTTGAGGAACAAATTGCAAAGTTCTTCGTGCGGGAGGGTATAGAGTACCAGTACGAAAAATACTGGTTCCCTGTTGGGACAACTATATATATCCCAGATTTTTTTCTTCCGCAGTACTTATGTTTTGTTGAGGTAAAGGGTCTATATGGTGTTGGTAGCAAGAATAAGTTGAAGAAGTTTAGGGAGGAAAACACAAATGTCAAACTATTCACTATCCCGTGGACCATGCGAAGGTTTTTTAAATGTTAACTGATATCCTAACGGCTGTTAGACCAACTGCCGTGCCAAAAGCTATTGTGAGCATTTCTACTACAAGCGACGATAAAATAATAGGCCCACCGAGAGCTTCGAGTATATACTCTGCTTGTATGAGACAACATGTGCTTGGGACAATATATAAGCTAAATTATAGGGATGTCACTGGCTTTACCCGTCAGCTTACGTTTGACATCGGGCACGCGATGCACACATTAATTCAGAATAGTAATGACCGGTACTTTAAAGAACAAAGGAGGGGACATTGGAAGTGTGTCGCGTGCGGAATCGTGAGTCCCTTTGGGAAGCCTCCGACTGAAAACTGTCCTTATTGTGGTGCTAATACAGAAGCTCTCATCTATCATGAGTTTGAACTTAAAATAGAGAAGCCTTACTACGTTAGTGGACACCCGGACTTATTTATAGCGCCCAGCGAGGCTCCTAATAAGATAAGGGTAGTTGAATTAAAAACCATGTCTGGTGAAAAATTCAAGACGTTGGTAGCTCCTTTGGTGGAACATGTGTACCAACTACATACTTACATGTGGGCTTGTGGATTAAGGAAAAATGATTTATCAATTTGGTTGGATGATGAGGTGGGGTATATCACGTATATATCTAAGAAGGAAGTATCCGGGGAATTGCCAATTAAAACATTCACTGTAAATAGAGAAGTAAGGGTGTTGAAGGATATATTTGATCGTCTACAACAATACAAAGAAGGTATTGAAGACAATATAATTCCAGAGCCTTTAGATCAATGTGTGACTAGTAAGTTTGATCATTGGAGGGCAAAGAACTGCGTTGCTCGTAAGCTCTGTAAGGAGTACTCATAATGGCAACCGCTAGAAGTAGAATCCAAAAAGGTAGGAATTTCCAATCAAAAATCATGCAGTTGATAAAGGAGTGCTTCAAGTTGGATGACTATGCTCTCAGAACGCCCGTTGGTTCTGAGAATGGGCCAGACATCATCTACCTTAATAAACAAGTTAGCGACACCATTGGATTATCTATTGAATGTAAGAATCAGAAGAGCATTAGTATTTGGGCTAGTTTGGAGCAGGTAAAAGCAAACCAGAAAAAATTTCATCCTAACAATGTACCAGCATTGGTATTTCATCGGTCTTTGTCCGGAAATCCAGACGTTTGGATAGCTGTGCCATTAGAACATTATCTCAAACTAAGAGGTGAACTACTATAACACCTTTACTCATAGATTATCTTAGAGCTGGGAACCCTTGTTTGTTTCTTCAGTCTTCCGAAGAAGCGGCTGTTGAAGAGAAGGTAAAGGAAGCTTTACTTGAATTAGGAGAAGGGGGGGTACCAACTGCGGACTTGGGTGTTTGGCGTGTGTCTACTGGTCTTCTTATATACAACGCAGGCCATTATAAACTGGCGCCAAAAAAAGGCCCAAAAGATTTAGGCCCTGCGCTGCAAGAAATAGAGAGGAGCACTCGTTCAATAGTAGCCATCTTCTTCAACGTCAGGCAGTTCTTAGAGAAACCGGCAATTATTCAGCAGCTAAAGGATACAATAATGAGAGCGCGTACAATGTTCTCTGCGGTAATCCTCGCTGGTCCTATGATTGAATTACCTCCTGAGTTATTTGATTTTGTTACCTACTGTGAATTTCCATTACCAACACAAAAGCAACTTGAGATGCAGTTTGTGAAGCTGATAAAAAAATATATAAAAGAGTTAGATAACTTTCCATCTGAAAAACAGGAGCGCCTGGCTCTCATTAAGAAGGCAGCAAGAGCGGCAGCAGGGCTAAGTTCCTTGGCAGCGGAGAATGCACTAGCCTTATCTTTATCTATGACTGGTGGAGTAGACATTTCAATTATCCAAAGACAAAAAGAACAAGACATTCAGAAGAGTGATGTCTTAGAATATATTCCAACTATAGAGACCCTGGACTCCCTTGGTGGTTTTGGAGAATTGAAAGCCTGGTTAAGTAAAAGAAAGGCTGCGTTTACTGAAGAAGCACGGGAGTTCGGGTTGTCCTGGCCTAAAGGGATATTGGTTTGTGGAGTAAGCGGAGTTGGGAAAAGTTTATGTGCGAAGGGGATTGCTAGTTACTTGGAGTTGCCTCTCTTACGTTTGGATATGGGTCGTGTCTTTGGAAGTTATGTTGGACTTAGTGAACAACGTATAAGGACCGCATTGCAGGTGGCAGAGGCAAACAGTGCTTGTTGTTTATGGGTTGATGAGCTAGAGAAGGGCCTTGCAGGAATGGAAAGCTCTGGTAGTTTAGACTCTGGAGTTACTGCTAGAGTAGTTGCTACCCTCCTAACTTGGAGACAAGAGACGACCTACCCAGTATTTGTAGTTGCTACTATTAACGACCCTCTCAAACTTCCGGCTATGGTTTATAGAAAAGGGAGGTTTGACGAGATATGGGCTGTAGATGTACCAGAGCAACGTGAGCGGCTTGAAATCTTTAAGATACACTTAGGTAGGCGGAAGAGGCAATCGTCAAAATTTGACCTGAATGCGCTCGTTTTAAGCACTCGTCTATTCACAGGTGCGGAAATTGAATCTTGTGTCGAAGATGCACTCTTCACTGCCTTCTCGGAAGGGACTGAGTTAACCACTGAGCACATACTACAATCCATTAAAGACACAAAACCACAAACTGATGCAGATGACCCGGAGATAAAGGCTTTAAGATCCTGGATGGCTACAAAAGCCAGACGGGTATCAATAGAATAATAGGAGGAAGTTGTGTTGAAACTAAAACAAGAGGCTAAAGTAAAGCAAGAAACGGAGAGCGAAGCTGTGATTCGTGATAGAATTGTGGCAAATAGGAAGCTGGCGGATACAACCTTTTTAATTTTAGCTAGAGACCTGAGTGGTGTTTACAGAAATAAACTGTACAGGTTCTGGGGCTACCCCCACTTCAAGGCTTATGTTGATCAAGAAATCCAGTTTTCTTACCGTAAAGCATGGAACTTGATAGAGATAAATGATAAGACCGAAGACTTAAATCTGGACCAAGCAGCGGTTGATATAGTTGGCTGGTCAAAGATGGCAATTCTTGCACCAATCCTAACTGCCGAGAATGCCGACGTGTGGTTAGAAAGGGCCAAAGGACTTCCTTGGACAAAGCTAGAAGCAGAGATAAAAGATTCCAGAACTGGAATAATAAGTAGTCCAGAACAAAAGCCCACCACTATGACTTTTAAGTTGGATGCGGGTGACGCTTCCATTATAGCTGACGCATTGGAGGAATCAAAGCGAATCCATGAAACAGAGAGTGAGGTAACGGCACTGCTTCAGATTTGTGGAGAGTGGACCATCCTTCGTAACAATACTCCAATACAAGCTACTGTTGAAGACTACATCGCTTTCATTGCTAAGTCCTTTGGTGTTAATGTTGTAGTTCCTGGGGGGGTTCCAAAAAAAGAAGTGAAACAAGAGCCGGAAGAAGATCTTGTAAGGGAGGATATGATTGATGACATCGACGATTTTCTTGAGTCAGAGTAACTGGAAAGAAGAGTTCAAAGAAGCAGTTGATGAAAAGAGTATAGATATAAATAATTTCTGTAAAATTTACGGTGTTACAGAGTCTAACATTAGGGCCTGGATGGATAATGATGATTACTTTTCATACTTTATTTAGAGCTATCCTTAGTCGGGACCCAAGCGTGTGCAAGTACTGCACAGGGCACATCTGGCATGATATAGCAGACAGGGATTACCTAAAGTGGCTGCTTATTTTATTTTACTCTCGGATAGCCTTTCACCAATTGTTGGATGTCTCTAATCAACTACAAGAGGAGGTGTTTACCGGTAAGGTATTTTGGAAATTAATTCATAGTCTGGCCATAGGACAGCGGGCTATGGATTCCTATGCAATGATGTTGCTTGTAAATAGGAACAGACCGCCGTTTCCTTATGAGGTGAAGTACTTCATGGACACATTAAGCGTAACAAAAAACCTAGACGTGCCATTTATAGGAGGCAAGACACCAGTACCATATAATGATCGTCTTGTTTACAGAGCAGCCTGCTTCCTGACCTCTGCACGGGAGCAGGTTGAAGACCTCATCAGAGAACCCCCGAAGGTGCAGGCTGTTACTGGTCTGCCCTCCTGGGCTTTAGAACCCATGTCTTTAGAATCATTAACAGATGTTGCTGTTACTGACTACACCATCCTACATTTAAAAGCTGTAGATAATGTTTTATGGAAATTCTGGAAGGACACAACATGCCTGAAACAGAAGAATGGTTTAGGGAAAAAGAAAAGGAAGGAGAAATAGTACACTGTAAACTAATGTCTGCTAGGATGCACAAGAAACATTGCAAGGTAAGAACAAAAGAGGTAACACATAGACTCAATAGTATGTATGCTCATGTTGAACGAAGACTATCTTCTTTTTGTTGTTACTGTGAGGACTAATGATACCAGTTAACACTATAGAATATTGCAAGTTAGCAGAAAAAAGGATTGCAGATGATTGACCTAACAACCGTTACAGAAAATCCAGAACTTTGTGAGAAGATAAGAGCTGCTGCTGTAAACAGCAAGATGAAATTTAAGTGGTTGCATGAACTAGATGACAATCTACTCTACCAGGTATACGTCGATCTTCGGAACGGCAGCAACTTCTCAGAGGTGATTGATAAGGTACAGTTGGAGTGGAGGCTGTACTTTACTGTGGAACCAAGGAAGTTAATGGGGGATTTGGCTAACTTTAAGATAAGAGCCTTGGATGATATAGCTCTATTGGAAGCACAGTATCACAACAATGAACCACAGGCGCAAAGAGAAGTAGCTAGGTTGGAAGGGTTATCAAGAAGAATTGATGCGATGGGTAGGTTGGGCTGGCTTGCTGATGTACAAACAGAACGAGTGAAGGATATGGTGGAAGCGGAGCAAGAAGATCAGAGCCCCAAATCAATCACAGGGGAGGCTATAAAGCAGCTAGGGGTACTCCTTGAGAAGTACATTAAACTGGAGAGTGAGACCGGGGCCAGTAGGATTACAATTACAGCTACAACCCCTAAGATGCAAGAGGCGTTTATAAGTACGATTGAAGGGGATGGAAATAAAATGATAGATGCAACTAGAAGGTTAATGGCGTTTGCTGAGGATAGATCATTGTTGATAAAAGAGCAGGTGGTGGATGTGGAACTTCCCACTGAACAGAAACAACAGGTGATCCTCGGTGAGTAATTTAATGCCTGTAGAGGATGCACTTAACTTCATTGGAGAGCTTAAAGATTTATCTAATGTAGAGAAGGCGGCTCTTGAAAATTTAGTTCTAACTTGTGACCCTAAGTTCTTTGATCAGCGGTTATATATAGACAAAAAAACGTTTATGAACTATTGCTCAAATTACATCAAAGCAGTAGTAGAGAAAAATGTATCATACTTGACTCGACCAAAAGGGTATAAGACTCAGCCGGTAGACATTCAAGAGTTTCTGGAGTCAGATGAGTACATGCGGATGAAGGGACATGTTAGACCAGTCATCTTGTACGAACTCGATAGGTTGTTTTCAGAAAAAGATAAGTTTGTAGAGGTAGTTCTCTGCCTTCAGGGGGACACAAAGGTGCCTCTACTGGATGGTACCACTCCAACTATTAAGGAATTGGCCACCACCAAGAGTCCAACGGACAAATTTTGGGTGATGTCTTATAGGGATGGGGGATTTGTACCTGCCCAGGCTCAATTTCCACACAAGACCGGGGTAGACTTTATTTGGAGAGTTGAGTTTTCGGATGGAACTTACGTGGAGGCTAACAGTAAACACCAGTTTGTCAATCGAGCAGGTAAAAAAATTAAGGTAGAAAGTCTAAGGCCTGGGGACAGACTCATAAGTCTTTATAGTCATCTCCGCAAGATGGGTCGAGCTAGTAGTGTCTACAAGTTCATATCAAATGATTATCTGCAGGGAGCAGGTAAAGGGTTTCTACATCGAATCGTTGCTAAGGAGTACTATGGAGCCTACGCTGGAGTAATCCACCATGTAAATAGAAATACCGAGGACAATAGACCGGAGAACCTAAAGGTTCTGAGCAACGGCCAACACTCCATGTTGCATTTGGATGCTGCAAAGGTAAATTTATCTAACTATAGCATGAATACCCCCAAAGAGATTGTTAGATTAAATTGTATTGCTGCTGGGGCCGAGGGGTTGAAGGTCTTATGGAATTCTGAACAGTCTGGGGTATATAGGGCAGCGGCAAGCAAACGAATGACGGAGAGGAACTTAGCCGGGTTGTCTAAGAAGGCAGCAGAAGGGCATTGGTCAGGGGACAAGGGCGAACTCATGCGAGAGAAGCTTAAGGAGCGGATAATAGAATTTAACAAAAACCACCCCAGACTTCGCCCAGATATAACTATAGTAAGGATGTTAGAAGTAGCCCCAATTTGTACCTCTCTACAACACATGGCTTCTTTATTGTCGTGTTCCAGATGTGCCTTGCGTAATGTGTTGAAGAAAGAGGAAATTACTTATAGAGATTTTCGTGATTCTTATATGCTCTACTCCACCACACAGCACAGACCAAAAAACCACGAGGTGCTGAGAGCCTATAATACAGGAAGGGTAGAGGATACTTACTGTCTAACTGTTGAGGATACTGGGTGTTTCTTTATACAAACCTCGGGTGGTGGTCATCTGGAAAATTGTGTCCTATCTTCTAATTCGGGTGGGATCGGGATTGGGAAGTCGTTCTTTGCTGAAATGGCAATCTCATATATGACGTATATAAATTCTTGTCTGGTAGATGTGCAGTCGGAGTATGATCTGGCTCCAGGATCTTCTATCTTTTTAGTTATACAGTCAGTGTCTCTAACTACGGCAAAGCGTGTGTTGTTTGAACAGATGCACGCAAGAATGTCACAGTCTCACTACTTTACAAAGGTATACCCATTTGATAAGAAGGTAAAGTCCGCACTCAAGTTTTCCGATGGGGTGAGTATAGTACCGGTTAGTAGCTCTGAAATGGCGGTAATAGGACTTAACATATTTGGAGGGTGCCTCACCGAAGCGAATTTCTTTCAGGTAATTGAAAACAGTAAGCTCTCCACAAATGCAGATGGAACGTATGACCAAGCCGAGCAAAATTACAATACAATCATGAATAGAATGCGGTCCCGGTTTGATAGAATGGGTAAACTACCTGGGATGATGATATTGGATTCATCTGCTAGATACCCCGGTGACTTTTTGGATAGAAAACTAGAAGAGGCTAAAGAAGACCCGACAATATTTGTAATGAAGTACACACAGTGGGATGCTTTACCACCAGAAAGGATCAGTTCGGAGAGATTCTTGGTGGAAATAGGTACACATGAGCGGGCTAGTAGGATACTGCCAAGAAGGGATATGGCATCTCCAGATGCTGAGATCATAGAAGTGCCAATGAATTACTTTAGGGATTTTCAACAGAATTGTGAAG